GTGGCTGAAGCCGTGCGGAAATCGTAGAGATACTTTACTGTGCTATTGTTGACGGCGTTGAAATAAACCCAAAATTCAACAGTAAAGTTACCAGAGCCGAGCAGGATCGTGTTACCGCGACTGACAAGGTAATCCCCACTACCATCAAAATACACCGACGATGCGCCAGTGTAGGTAAACGGACCGGACACTCCAGCAGTTGCTCCCCCATATACCGTGATCGGAAGAGCGTTAGGACTGTTGTCAATGAACGTCTTATTCTGGCACGTTAGGAACGCCGTGTTTGCGCTTGCCTCCAACGGTGACGTTGGGACCGTATAAGTAGCAGTAGAGTAAACCGCAACATTCTTGGTTATCCGCGCATTCGAAATGGAACCGGCGTACCGGTTCCCAATAGCCACATACGCGGCAGCAGATGTGCCGAAGTTAGCGGTCAAAGCCGGGGCTGTGGCTGAGCGAACGCCGTTCAAAAAGCCATACAGAACACCGCTCACCCGAGAAATGGCAACGTGGCTCCATTGGTTTAACGCAGGAGCAAGGTCCGTGAATTGTACGTCAGAGTGAACACCTGAGATATAAAGGTGCGCAGCAACTTGGCTGTTCCTTATTTGCAGAGATATTTCGTTGCCAGTTGATGTGCCGCCTGCGTAAACTAAGGTGCTATCGTTCGGGTATGAGGACGGATAAACCCAGCATTCATACGTGAAATCTGACGTGCCAAGGGCAATTGCGGAAGATGTGCCTGTCGCCAGATAATCACCACTACCGTCAAAATAGCCCGCGTAATAGTTGGCAGGAGGAAACGGTGTAAGGTTTCTGGTCTGCGCGTTGCCGACAGTCTCCATGTCGTTGATGGTGGTCGCGTCGTAGATGCCAGCGTTCATGCCGTTGAGCAGGAGGGTGGTACTGCCAGACGGCGTGAGTGGCGTTGTGGGCGGTGTGAAAGCAGTCGTGTAGACAGCAGAAGATGTTACACGGAGGTTAGACACATACCCATTCATATACCCGCTTGCGCCGTCCCAGTTCCCTCCGCCAATAAGCGCGCCGTTATAGTTCCAGTTAAAAGTCGCTCCAGAAGACACGGTAGCATTCGCCACCTGAACACCGTTCCGGAACATTAAAACAGAAGTTCCATTACGAACGACTGCAAGATGATACCAAGTGTTATTACTATTCGTTACATTCGAAACTAATAGGAACGAGGTGCCAGCGGACGGGCTACTGAATCCTGAGCTTCCCCAAGCAAACACAAACTTATCAATGTAGTTGGGGGAGCTATCAGCATTGCTAGCCGTTATAGCCAGCGCATCCGTCGTAAAGCTGCCTCGGTTGTTGCCAAAGATCAGCGGATAATTTGTAGTTCGTGTAGAGACGTAAACCCAGCACTCAACTGTCCAGTTACCCGTGCCAAAATTCATATTTGTCGCTGACGGCACCGCGAGATAATCCCCGCTCCCATCAAAATATATTGACCCGCCGTTGCTGGCGATGGTGGCAGTGTAGAAGGGGTCGAAGGATTGGGCAGCAACGTTACCAGCAGGGGTTATAGTCAAAGCGTTTGTGCTATTGTCAATGAAACGCCCGTTTTGACAGGTAAGCAGCTTTGTGTTGGTAACTGCTGTCAACGGCGATGTAGGGGGCGTGAAATTACCGCTATAAATTGCGGTACCGCGCACAACGCGAAGATTGCTGATATAGCCGGGGAATGAATAAGCTGAGCTTCCGCCTTGTCCAATTGCAAACGGAAAACTAGCACTAGACTGCGGAGTTCCGCTGATAGCAACTGTAGTCTGTGCTGTTCCGTTTACAAATAAAGTTATCCCTGACGAGGTTTTCGTCATGGCGACATGGTTCCACCTACCCGCAGAAATTGTAGTCGTACTAGCCACGCGTTGCGCGCTACCGTTGTAGTAATAAAATGCTACTATGCCTTCTGAAGTCGGCCCGAAACTCCAGTAATCAGTGCCTGCGTTGGGGTCTCTGTTACCGCACATAACCGGGGCCTGCGTGCCGCCATTAGGGTAACTTGTATTGGTTAGCGTAGTTGCAAAAAACCACGCCTCAATGGTGTAATCAGTACCAGCCGTGTACCAGTCAAAATTGGCAGTTGTGTAAGGAGCGGTCAGATAATCGCCCGTCCCGTCAAAATAGTTCGACCAATACCCCACCGTGTTGAACGGCGAGTTGCCGGTGACGGTTGGTGTTCCTGAAGAATTAACTAGGTAGTTGTTTCCGCTGTTGTCAGTAAATGCAGCCGATTGCAGCGTGAGAAGGGATGTCCCGCTAACGGCAGTAAGGTTGGTGGTCGGTACAGTTAACGTAGACAGGGAAGGGTTATAGACAGCCGTCCCCTTGACCATACGCGCATTACTAACATAGCCTGTTAGTTTGCCGCCTCCGGAAAGATTGCGATCAACGCCAATTGCTACAGCATCAGTCGTGTTGCTGTAAGCAGTGCTATTTGTGGTTGTACCAACACGGACACCATTTTGGTAGATGCTGACCGTGCTGCCACTTTTAACAAGAGCGCAATGGACCCACTGATTTAAGGGCACCGAAGTGGTGTTGCTGTTAAAAAGCCGACTATCCCCCGGCGTGTTGACGTTTAAATATCCGTTATAGACTTGAAAAGCCCAACCATTTGTCCAGCTTGGGTTGCCGTCATTAGTGGCCTTAGCAATAACTGATGTGTTATTCGGGATAGAAGCCGTAGCAAAAATCCATGCCTCAACGGTGAACGAACCAGACCCATTGTCCCAAACGTCTAATGCGGTACTCGTAGGAACAGTCCAATAGCTGCTTCCGTTAAGATACCCAGACCAGTTTGTGATGTCGCTCTGGTTATAGCTTGCGCCGGGATAAGCGGGTGAGAAGGGGCCGAAGTCCTGAACAGAGGTATTGCCAGTCACGGTCAGCGTCAGGTTATTAGTGCTCGCATCGCGGAAGCGATTGCTCTGGCAGGTCAGCAGTGAGGTGCCGCTGATTGCAGTGAGAGCAGAGGTGGGGGGCGTGAAGGCAGACGTGTAAACTGCCGTACCCTTCACTATACGCAAATTGGAGATGTAGCCGTTAAAGTTACCTGATGTAGCCCCTGTTGGCTCTGCGGCAGAAATAGCCAAGCCAGTCAGACACGGGTCCGCTGTCACCCCAGAAACAGATACCGAAGTAAGTTGAGCCCCGTTAATAAATGCGTATAAAGTTGACCCAGAACGAACAACGGCAACATGATACCACGTGCCCACAACCATGTTATGCGCAGTGTTTATGTTAAGAGATGCGAAGCTTGAAAGGCCTACCTGAAGATTGGTTGACCCAATCGCAATGTCAAAACCCGTATTACTATTTACAGGTCCGCCGCCAACGATCCAGTAAGAGGCGTCGTACCCATTACCCGATGGCATTGTATTCAAATAAACCCAAGCCTCGACGGTGAAGTCACCTGTACCGAAAGCAAATTGAGACGCCGGGTTTGGAACCGTGAGATAACTGCTCGGAGAGCGAACGAAGCTATTTGACCAGTTTGTGCTGTAAGGCGTAAAGCTACCCTGCGTCGTGTTGCCGTTGCGGCTGACCGGGTTGAACGCGCCGCTGCTATCCACGAACAGGTTGTTGCTTGCGTTGCCCAGTGATGTAGTGGAGAGCAGCAGGGAGACGTAGGGGAAATACGTATCAGGTGCTTGAATGCTTGGATTAGGCCACAAGCCCTGCCGCGTCCAGTACGCCACATCATCCAAGCGCCAGATGCCCGGAGCGCGGCCAGTGGTGGTTGGCCCAGTCGGAGTTACCGGGGATTTGGTGATGATGTTTGCGGTGTATCTGCTCATTTAACTTCTCCCCAATAACTCACGCTGTATAGCTACCAGATGAGTTAAATTGGATAATAGTATTACTACCACTTGTGGTCACGGTGGGTGATCCAGTTACATTCCCCGTATAGTTTGCTGTTGGTACGGAGATAATAACGACGCCTGAACCGCCACTACCACCAATAGTGCCTGCGCCACCGGCACCCCCGCCACCGCCACCAGTATTTGCCGTTCCGTTAGTTCCGTCAGAACCTCCACCACCTGCGCCGCCGCCACCGGCTCCACCGGCTCCACCAGTGGGGGCGCTTTCATCACCACCGCCGCCGCCCCCAGCGTAAGTTACTGATGACCCTGTAATTGAACTAGCTAAACCAGAACCACCTGCGCCACCTCCGCTGCCACCACCAAAACCGGGATTGCCTGCGCCACCGCCGCCCCCTGCGGCACCAGCAAACGAGGAGCCATTACCTCCGTAATTACCCTGCCCAGATACTTCTGTCCCGCCGGTACCAGAGGAATAAGCACCACCACCTCCAGAACCTCCACTTAGCCCATTTTTAAGGGATGCGTTCTGGGCACCTCCGCCACCGCCGCCAGTAGAAGTGACACTGACTCCGGTACCAGAAAGGGAAGAATTGCCCCCGTTATTACCTTGTACAGTGCCAACAGCGGCAGCACCGCCCGCTCCAACTGTTACCGTGTAAACCGACCCCGGTGTGAAAGTAGCAGAGCCAGTTTGCATACCGCCAGCACCGCCGCCACCGCCATTGCGTCCACTCCCAGACCCACCCCCGGCAACAACCAAATAGCTTGCGGTGTACGGAAGCGGAACGGGCCATACACCAGAGCCAATTGCTTGAAGCTGCTGCTCAAGCGTCCAAGAGCCTGAAGTTGACGTACTAGTCCAAGCAGGAGGATTAGCAGTAATAAGGCCGCCGCGATAACGCCGGGACATAGTCCGCCCCCTTAGCTGAGTTCCTCATAGCTCACCGAGTAGGTGATGCCGCTGGCTGTACCAGAGGTTACCGAAATGCAAGTGTTCTCTTCGAGGTAAATTTGCGTGGTTTTGTCCACCACAATCAGAGAAGCGTCAGCCGGAACAGAGATCGTCGAGGCAATCGGGTAAGCAGTACCGCTAGAAGGAGCCGAACCCTGCGCTACAGCGCCGTTTGTGTAAATTGAAACCGTGCAATCAACTGCATTCGTGCCATTTACGTTAGCCGCAACGATCTGATTGATCTTGAGCACCTTGCCGCTTGACGCAGCGTTGGTCAGGAGGACGACAGCCGAGGTTCCCGACGGCGTGAAATACGTCGTTTTACCTGTTGCGGTGGTCAAACCGAGGATATTGGGAGCCGCCATAGTTCAGTCCTTATAGCCCGAAGATGAAGTTAATGCCAGTGACCTTGGCTTGTGATATACTGCTAACTGCCTGTGAAATCCATGCAGAACCGTTCGACGTCAGTACGTTACCCGCAGTGCCCGGGCCGGTTAGCCCTGTGCCGCCGTTACCGGGAGGGAGCGTGCCGGTAACTTGAGACTGGAGATTAACCCCCGTCAGTGAACCACCAAGGGTTAGCGAGCCTGAAGACGTAACCGTACCGGTGAGAGTAAGGCCATTAACAGTGCCTGTGCCCGAAACGCTCGTAACTGTACCCACATACTGGTCAGCCGACGTGATGCTGAAGTTTGGGTAGGAGCCGCTAACGCTCGTTGTACCACCGCCCGTGATGGAAACCACCTGATCCGGGGCCGAGTTGGTAACTGTAATTGCAGCAGAGCCGTTGGTAATCGAGATGCCCGTACCAGCAGTCAGTGTGGCCTTATCAAGCGTACCATCTGAAGATTTACCAATCAGAAGCTGGCCGTCTGTGTAGGACGTATGGCCCGTACCACCAGCAGCAGTCGGAAGCGTACCCGCAGTCAGGGTAGTCGTGCCCGAGGAGTACAAAGCACGGTTTGCTGCGCCGAATGTCGTGAGACCCGTACCGCCTAGCGTCGTAGCCACTGGAGTCGTGAGGCTGAACTGCGTGCCCGTCAGCGTAAGGCCGGTGCCAGCCGAGTAAATTTGCGCAGAGGAAACCTGAACGAACGTGATGTTCGTCGTACCAAAGGTAATCGTACCCGCCGTGTTGCAGACGTAAGTCTCACCGGCACCTGTGTCACCCGAAGTAACGAAGAAGGCGTCGCCTGCACCCAGTTTGTTTGGGTCTTTAACACCGTAGCTATTTGCGTCTGTAGCGCGTGTCAGCACCCAGTTTGTTGAGCCACTGCCGACGGTAGTAACCGTATAGACGCCGTTTTGGACTTGATTAGCTTGGTTGTAGATAAGAATGCGGTCACCAACCTGCGCCACAACACCGTCAGGCGTGAACGCCGTCTGGGTGCCAGCATTGGTCAGGGTTGCGCCAACACCTGCTGTCCCGTTGTTGTAAGTGGCTGTAAGAGCCGTAGGGGCCTCGTATTTGACCGGGGTGTGGTAACTAACGCCTTCTGCCGCCAGTGTATCGACATACTGCTTAGTCGCCGCTTGGAGCGCCAAAGTCGGGTCTTGGGTCAGCGTGACCGATGTTAGGCCAGCAAGGGTTAGCGATGTAGCGCCAAGGGAAATCGCCGTTGTACCGATGGTAACCGCGTTGTTGCTGAGCGCAGCGTTTGGAATGCCTGTGAAGTTTGTACCCGTGAGGGTCGGCGTAGTCGAAAAAGTTGGCGGATTGCCCCCAACCAACACGCCAGAGGCCGATGCCAGAAACGCCGTGACGTTTGACGCCGACTGGTACGGAATAGCGCCCGCAGTACCGTCGTTGAGGTTAGTTGCCTTAGTAGCCGTCGCAGCGTTGCCAGTTATGTTGATATTGACGTTGCCAGCAGCGTCCTGATTAACCGACTTTTCTGCCGGATAAGTAACAAATACGGTCTTGGTGCCTGCGCTAAAATTGACGAGATTACCGCTATTGCTGGAGGCGAGTACCGTATCGCGGCTGAGCGCAGTGCTCGCAGAGATGTAAGTGCCGATCCCGACTTCCCACTCGCTACCGCCCGTAATGGTATAGTAGGTAGTGTTGCTGTTCCCTACGCCAGTAGCAAACGACTGGTAGCCCGCAGGCGGAGAGCCGGAGAGGGTGACGTTACCCGTGCCGGTGGTAGTGGTTGTGTCTTGTACGCGATCAGCGAGAACGAGAGCCATCTACCTACCTCACATCAAGTTGCGGAGCTTGTAGATCGTCGTGAGATAAACGTCCGTAACCCCGTCAATGAGGTTAGCCACAGCACGGTTGCCCTTGCAAATGGCCTCGTGGTTTTTCTCGATCCACTCAGCGTCTTCAATCAAAATAAGCAGGATTTCATCCGCTTTGGTCTTCGGGGCTTTGATTGCTCCGATCAACTCGAATGCACCCTGATACGCCTCAACGAGCTTGTCGATGGCGTCAATTACACCGTCGTAGAACTCACCGAGTGCTTGATGCCGCGCATACGCGCCCACGCCATTGGCAGTCCAATGCTCAAAATGGGCTACGTTACGGGCATAAAACACCCGGCTGATGAGCTCTTCGATCATTAGGCGATCCGGATGATTGCCGTGGTGTTCGTGGCGGTCGGGAAGATGATGGTGAAGTCACCGTTCGTCGCCGTCTTGTCCGAACCAAAGTCAAGCACGCAGACCGAGGCGTTCGTCAAAGCCGTGTTGGCATTCGAGTTAGCCGAAGGTGTGGTGTTATAGATCAGAGCGCCACGAGCCGTGATGGTTGCGTTAGCGAAGGTAAGGTCGCCAAAGTCGCAGAAGCCAACGCCGGTCTCAGCGTTCGTGTTGGTTGCGGTAACACCGAGGTTCGTCAGCGAACCACCACCAGCGGTGTAGTTCGTGCCCGAAGAAGAAACTTCGTTCGACGAGGTATACGCCGTGGTGTTCGCATCAAGCGAAGCCGAAGAGGTGTAGAGAGCGAGCTTAAAAGTGTCTGCGCCCGTATCGCCCGTAGGGCGGAAATCATGCACACCAAGCAAAAGCTGGGCTTTGAAGCTGGTGCACATAGCCTGTGTAATAGCCATGAGTGGTCTCCTTAACTGTCCAAAATGGGAATAAACTCTGGATGCCCGGCCCGATGGAATTTGTTCACCAGAGTTACGTTATGGGACCGGACCGCTTCGTGCATGTAGTGGATCAGCACCTGACGGATGCTATCCTTAAATGCTTCTGCTTGGTCCCGAATGGCGGGGTGCGCATTGCTCCCGACATGGATAATCTTATCGAGGGCGCGCTCAGCGATCTCCTCAGGCGTGAAACCACGGCCCTCGGTGGTCATCACCATCACATCGCCACCAATCAATGTACCTACGGAATCCAACATATATTACCTCACCGGATACCGGACTTGTGGGGTCCGGTACATGTCTTGACGGTTCTTGCCTTCGCCAAGTTGCTTCAGCAGGACCATAGCTTCATCATAACGCTTTTGATACTGCGCAATGATATCGGGCTCGCCCTTCATGAACGTATACGCTTCTAACAGCGAACCGTAAAGGAGCACGCTCTCAAAGTTATCGCCTAACCACGACGTACCCGCCTCAGTAATTGATGGCGGGTAATAGAAGTAGTGCAACTCGATCTGGTAGTTCTGATCCGGTGTCGGACCAAGAATATACGAGTCCTTGTCAAAAAAGGCGTAATACTGCGGCATCCCGGTGATATCTGGACCCGGATAAGCTGCTCGGATGTAGTTCACATCCTTGTTGAGCAGATACTCGTAATAGCCCGTGCCGGGGTCAACGACAGCCATGGAGAAGTTGGCGAGCCAATCAGACGGCACCGAGAGGTACTTATTATTGGCGGTGCAGTTACCGAGAACGTTCTTGCGTAGGTCCAAAAGCTGGACTGTGTTGAAGACGCGCTCTTCAGCATTAACAATGAACGTATTGACCTGCTCAGTCGAAGTCATGCCTCCCGAACCAGTGGTGTCCGGGAAGTCGTTTTCGGTATAACCCTTAATGGCTTCGACGAGTTGAGCGTAGTTCATTAGCCAAGTTTCTTGCTGCTGTTTGTACCCTTAGTCGCAGCACCAGTCCCGCGAGTTTTCACGGTCTGCGTATTCGCTACGTTATTCGGGTAACCATTGTTGCCCAAGGGCTCGTGCGACGGCTTAGGCTGGTCGTACTTGCCAATATCTTTCATGTGCTCAGCCATTCTTGTTGACCTTCCCCATGTCCTTCTGGACCTTGCGCACTTCGCGCTGCTGGTTCGCCACCTTGGCGAGGTTGCGTCCGAGCTTCAACATCTGCTCGTTAGTCTTGCCGCCCTTAGCCATATTAGTTCTCCGTCGTCTGAATAGTTACCGTACCAACCTGACCATTGGCTACTAATGTATCAGGAAGACCCCATAAACCCAAGGGATTTTGAAAGCCCACTGGGTCCCAGCCCCAATGGATAACACGGCTACCTCCAGACGGGGTGCCAAAAGCGTCTACATCCTCGGTTGGGAGCGTGTTTGGTTGCGTGCGAATACCCGTCAAACCAGCCTGCCAGTAGGTCGTATCAGGACGTGGATTGCGAATAGCCTGTGGGTCATCAACCGGGTACATACCCAGTTGAAGCTGCGGCTGATCTGGTTCCCAGCAAGTGGGGCAAACGAGGATGTTGATGTTCTTTGTCTTGATGACGAGCGACTTCAACTCTTTCAGCTTGTACCGAAAGCCACAGCGATCACACTGGGAGATCGCATATTTACCAGAGGCGAACCTGTTAGGCACGGCCCCTCCTTAGTAGAACATCTGCCGTGGCGCTAAGCGCAACGGTGCCTTTTCACGGTCTTCGTCCGAAGCCTGCTGCCAAGCCTCGTCATACATCGCTTTCAGCATTGCAGAGCGTTCAGTCGCACCGGGGATTTTGAGCGACAAGTAATAAGCCAAGCCAGCTACAAGCGGCGGCAGCATACGGAACGGGATGTCCTGCGTCGTCACACCGGTTCCCGCGTCCTGAATACGGCGGAGGCGAAAATACACGAAAGTGTAGTAGTTGTTCTGATCCGGAGCAGGCCACACGTTAATCGTCGGATACTGGATACTTGCTGGGTTTTGCGCACCCGATTGGCGGTTAATCCATACCTGAATAGGTCGCCCTTGAGCATTTTTGTTCGGGATCGTGAGGTAGGTATCCGCGCTAATGCGGTTGATATTGATGTCCGTCTGCGCTTGGCCCGTCTGCGTACGGATCACGTGGTCAAACAGGTCGATGGTGTCCACCGGCAAGTTATACGTGATCTGCCCTTGCACCATGGCAATTGTGCCTTGCTCAAGCGTCCAGAGGTTAATGCCCTTATTGGCCCACTCGATTGTCAGTAAGTTAAGGCTACGCCGTGCTGTGCGAAAGTCATAGCCCGTGCGCATCTCGGCACCACACCGCTCGAAGGCTTCTTCAAACAGTTCATTCAGGTTAAGGTTGAATGTTGAGGTGCCGGATGTCGTCACTTACTTCTTCCCTTTTTTGAAGCCCTTCAGCAACTGCGCAAACCGAGCGCGCTGACCGAGCTTACCGGGGGCCTTAGCTGCTTTAGCAAGCGCCTTAGCCGGAATTTTCTTACCCTTGGGTACACCCATCTGCTCGTGAAGAGCGCCGGGCTTCTTGATTGCCTTCTGGATAAACTTCGTGCTGCCACCCTTCTTAGCATAACCCATCTTGTTACGCACGTCTGTAGGGAGCTTAGCCAAGCCCGGGTTGGATTTTTTATCGACTGGTTTGAGTGCCATCATCTGAACCTTTTCGTCTTCGATGCGATGGTTTTGGGCTGTTTTACGAACTGCTTACCCTTGGCCTTACCCTCACGCTTCGCCTTAGTTGTCGCTGCATATTCAGCAGGTGACAAGGACTTTATCGCGTTTGCAGGTAGGTACCGCTCACCTGTCGCCTTGGGCCCTTGCGTCGATGGCTTACCACTTTTGGTCCGCCACTTCTGCTTGGTCCAATTCTTCAGGCTCTGCTGGGATTTAGCAAGTCCGCTCACTTGTAGCCCCCACCCTTCTTCTTGTACTGCATCGCCAGCATCTGTGCCTTGCGGGCTGACCACTGACCCGGTGCGCCGCCCTTGCCTCCAGCCTTAATCGACTCGAACAGGGACTTGCGCATACCGGGCTTCGTGTAGTTTCCGGCCTCGTTGACCTTGGACTCGCCGCCCTTGGCATAGACCTTTACCTCGTCGGGGTTATCCTTCCGACGAATAGTCTTCGCCTTCGGCATTTTAGAGGGATTCATGATCCCCATACCCCGAGACTCGCGCATTAGCACTTACCGCCGCGACGACGCTCGACACCGCCATATTCAGTGCGCGGGGTCATCTTAGCCATCATGCCGCCACGAGCCATCGTGACCATCTTAGTGTCAGTCTTGCCCTTCTTAGCGACACCGTCGGCGCGAGCCGAAACCGAACCGCCCTTGGCGTAGCACTTGCCGCCACCGGCCTTCTTCACCATTGCACGGCCCATGGTATCAGCCGACTTCTTGACCATTGCACGGCCAGCCTTAGTTGCTTTCTTCATCATGCCACCTTTCTTCATGCCATCGCCGCCTTCCGAGCGGTTTGCGCTTTCAATCACACGGCCTTCGCTGGGTGATACTTTAACCTTCTTCAAGTCCTCACGGTACTTGCGTGCACTACCAAAACTGACAGGTGCAGGACTGGGAAAATTTTTAGTCGTCTTTACATTACCCGACGACGGCGGAATCTTCCGTGGCTTCGGTTTGGGTTCATCGAGCGGAATGCTGATGCTGCGACCACGGATCGGAAACTCCAACGGCCTAGCAGGGCCGGGACCCTTCAGTTTTTTAACTGGCTTTTTACCGTCGCCGCCGTCGTCAAATTTTTTAATCCCGCTGCCATCCTTAGACGGCATCTTGGTTGGCAACTTTTTGATGCCGCTTTCATCTTTAGGCGACATCTTCGTCGGCAATTTTTTAATGCTGCTATCGTCCTTGCGAGGTAGCTTCATACCCCACCCGCCCTCGCCAAACTTCTTTACCTTTTTCTTGTCGGCCATCTCAAAGTCCTTCCCAACACTCTGCGGCACACCAACCTTCTTCGCAAACTTCGGGCTGTGCGCCACGGCCCGCATAAACTTAGCCTGTTTGGCGCTCGTGCTAGGCATTATTTACGCCCTGCACGGGTCTTGCCGCGAACGGCGCAACCGTCGATCTTACCGCCCTTGGCTTTGCCACCAATAGTGCCTTGCTTGCGATTGGCTTCACGGGCTTCTTCACCAACAAGAAGAAGCGGAGTGCGCTTGCCGTATTTCCGTTCTTGGGATTTAGCAAAATCTGAATCTGCGCTTTTCGTAAAAAGCCGCGACAAAAACCCTTTTGAACGACCCGCATTTACTGGCGATCCGAGTTTAGCCACCGATTTATCGGACGACTTATCGTTATTTTTACCCGTAGCCATAGGCCCAGCGCCCTGAATGTTCGCTGCGTTACCTTTAACTTTTGAGTATTGGCTGGTGTAAAAGTCCGCAACCGGCGAGCTAGAAGTTGAAGATGAACCACTACCAGTTTTAGAGCCCGAGGAACGAGTAGATGCCCGACGCTTCGCGCCTTCACCAGCCATATCAGTGGTAAACGTCGTACCCGGCTTACCAGCCCATGAAAAAGTCTTTTTGCCTTCCTTGCGAGCAGCACGGAACGCTTCAGCAAACGTCTCAGCCTTCTTGGGCGCGACGGCAGCTTTCAGTTCCCCTGTGTCCTTCATCTCCGGCTTCGCAGAGCCAATGTTCGCCAACGCCTTATCGACATCGGCGGTGACCATGCGGCCAAGTTTCTTTGAGCTAATCATTTCTCAGCCTTTCCTCATATCATCCAGCTTGGCTTCCAAGCGTTGGATGCTCTTGTCGATGCGCTCTGCGAGTTTATCGAGCGTTTGATTGACTTCCGCACGTGTGACGTGGTCACGCGCCACCTCTTCCCGGGTTTTGTTGAGCAAGATGCCAAGACGGTCGAGTTCATCGAACTTACCCTTCACCATGAAGCCAAGCACCGCAACGATCCCACTGAGAATGATGTTCCATACCAGCATCTCCATCCTAGCAGTCCCACTTACGCAGCGAGAGGGCCTTGCGCGTTGGCCGACCCTTCTCGTCCTTCATCGGGCCCGGCATCCCGGACATGCGGGCGCAAAATGACTTGCGCCGCGCAGCCGCCTTGGGAGACTTTTTGGCTTGCTTAGCTGATACGGGGGGCTTCAGGTTCATCCCCTGCTTTTTGGCCGAGGCACGACCTTTAGCATTCAGCCCACCAGTGGGATTTTTGCCCTCTTTACGAGTCCAAGCAGGAGACTTAGCCATTAGACCATGCGCCCTTTCGTTTTGCCCTTTTGGGCGATGCCATCAGCGCGCTTGGAGGCCGTTGAGCCGCCCTTAGCCATTTTCTTGGCGTTGCCGCCCTTTTTGAAGCTGAACGACACATCGCCACCGACATATTTACGGCGCGGATCATAGCCCAAACCAGCAGAAAAGCCTTCTTCTTGGTAACGTCCGCCGACAACTTTGCTCTTGGGGTTATATCCACCGCTCACGCTGAAGCCGTCGCCAGTGTAGCGCGGGCCATAAACTTTACCGACAGGGGAATAGGTCTTACCAACACCAAGCTGATTACGAGCGTTACCCATAATCCCGATGCCGCTTCCGCCTCCGCCACCTGCATCAGCACCCGAAGCAGCAGCACGCATCATGCGCTCCCGGGATAGCCCCTCAAATGGCATGACTTCGTTTTCGCGCTTACCAGTGACGATAATCTCGCCACCATCATCGTATCGTTTTATCCGTTTACGAGCCATATCACGCCACCTTCTGGTTAGGCACCACCATCGGGTACAGGACATCGTTGCCGTAGTTACCGACATATTCCTGCACGCCCATGTGGCCGAGGGTTATGGTTGGGTCGATCCAGACTTCGAAGCCGTGACTCCGGACACGGTCACAGAACAGGAAATCTTCTCCGATGTAGCCTTCTTCCGAGAGCTCGAAGTCAAACATGCACGAAAGCGTGCGATCAGTTTTCGAATCATAATAAGCCCACTCCGGGTGCTCGTTCTCGAGGGTCTCAAAGACCTCACGACGCACCAACATAAAGGCAGTTGCCACGCGCTTTGCACGAACAAGGCCCATACCGTTCATGGTAAGGTCCCCATTCTCGTCATAATCGAGCGTAGCGATGTAGACTTTGCTTTCATTCCGCGTACGCGGAACTGCCGCGACGATACCCTTCTTGGGGTCTGTGCCCCACGCCATAAGGCGGAAGATGTCGTCGGGTTCAAAATTAATGTCGGAGTCGATGAACAACAAATAGTCGCACTTCGACTCCAACATGTCCTTCGCCAAAAGGTTACGAGCCCGTGATACCACAGAGCATCCGCAGATGCTCCCTATCTGGATATCAATCCCATGCTCCGCAGAAGCGCGTGAGAATTTAGCCAGCGAAACCGCCAGCTTCAGCGAAACTTTGAAGTCATAGGCCGGAAGAGCGATGAAGAGGCTCTTACCGGACAGATCGTAGCTTTTTTGCGCGTGCATATATCACCCATAGAAAATGGTTACGGAAGCAGTGTTAGTCACCGTACCATACAAACCGTTTTCTGCAAGGATGCCTTGATCCGGGAGAATGATATACACGTAGCCAGTGCTGGCTGCCGTCGGGGTAGCCATAGTGAACAGCGTGCTGCCACCATTACCATCAGAAATAACAACCGAACCAGCCGACGCACCGCAAGAGGCATAAATGCCTTTAATACGGGAACGAAACGACATGTCGTTGTCAGCCTGCGTCTTAAAGAACCCCGTCGAAGCCAGCGGCTTAGTGGATTTGACGTCTGTCTGCATTGCCATCGGATTTCTCCTTCTAAAGGGTTACCGATTAGGTGTTAGCAGTGAAGATCGTTGTCAGCCAAACAGCGTCCGTGGTCGCAATGCACTGAAGCCAAGTCTGACCTTCCATGGTCACCGAAGCCGAACCGTTAATGGTGTCGCTGGTGTTCGCATAGACAACCAGACCGTTAGTAGCAGCCGAGCTATAAACCGTAATAGTTGTACCGGCGACAGCCGTCGGCAGCTTGACACCCTTGGTGCCATCAGCGCCCGAAACGACGTTAACGCCATTCGAAAGGGCTGCGGCAGTTGCGAGGTTAGTACCGGCAGCAGCAACAGCCGAGACTGGCTGAACAACGGTGCCCGTAACGGTGCCCGTGATGTTACCGGTGACGTCACCGATGAAGCCGTTTTGTGAGGTTACTGGACCTGAAAAGGTTGTATTCGCCATTGAATATCTCCGTGTAGTAGCACCAACTCACACCGTCTCTACTACGTCTGCTAGGCCAGTCGGTGCGAGTAAAATTACCTAGATGGTCTTATATACCATCAAAAAGAAAAGAGGGGAAGAAGTTTCCCTCTCCCCCTCCCCCTGCTTCCTTAGGCAGCGCCTACGGAACCGTACATGCCCAGCGGGTCCGACCAGCCGAAGCTGTAACGTTCGCGGGCCTTATAACGGACGTTGCCGGTGTCGAAGTCGCCGTCCATGCTCTGAGCGAGCGGGGTACGGACGAAGTGCTTCATACCATTTGGCACGTCAGTCGTCAGGAACCAAGCGTCGGTGTCGGTCAGGAAGTGGTTAATGGTATAACCTTCCGGGATCGAGCCGTTCGACTTGATTGCGTTGATGTTGTTATCAGCAGTGTTCACCTGCAACTCGGTTTCGAGCAAGCGGGTAGCAACGAACTGAAGTGACGGCGGGATAACCAACTTGCGCGGCTTGGCTGCAATCAGCAGGCCACGTTCGTCCGTCCACGCAGCGATCTGAATAACCGCGTTTTCAAGCGCAGTTTCGTTCAGATCGGTAGCGACAGCCGGAATGTTCGAGTTGGTGCCACCGGAGACCAGCGGGTGCGAATCCGAGAAGAGCGGCTGACCGTCACCACCGGGGTAGTCCGTGTCAAAACCGTTGTTCAGGATAGCAGCAGCCTTGGTCTGCTTGGTGTAAGCCATGGCACGAGCCAACGCCTTGGTATAACGAGCCGAGAGGCTGTCATACAGGTTGTCTTCGATAGCTTCTTCCGTGAGCGAGAACCCGAGGGCAATCGTTTCATGGTTGTAGCGAGCAGTGAAGACTTCCTGCGCGTTGTCGTAAGCGATAGCCGAACCTTCGTTCTTAACCGGAGCAGCCGAGAAGCCGGACAGCTTGGTTTCTTCTTCGAACGAACGCTCAGAAGTCTCCGTTTCGAAGATTTCCTTGTGCTCTTCGCCATAGCGGGCGTATTCCAGACCGAACAAGGCGTTCAGGCCGGGCAAAAGCTCCTTGAGGAGTTGTGCGCGAGAAATTGCCATTGTTCAGTCTCCTTATGCGAGGCCAGCGGGGTTCAGGTAGCTATGCGTACCTTGGTTCCACTTGACGATAACTTCGGTGTAAGAACCGGGGTTACCTGCCAGAGCAGTTTCAGGAACGACGTCAATCACGCGGATCGGCCACGTCGAGGTCTGACCTTCGGTCGAATCAACACCGACCTTGGAGTTACCTGTGATGGTCGAACCGGTGTTGTTAGCACCGTTAGCCAGCTTGAGGTTCGAGCCGACAGCAGCCTGAGTGACATAGCTGACGGTGTTCGAGTTTGTGCCAGCGCACACAGCGACCTTGAACAGAGCATCCGGATCGTCAAGGACATAAGCCATGACGTCAGTGATGTTCGTGGTGCCGGGATAATACTGGCGGAAGGTCACACCATAAACCGGATCGGTGTAGGTGCAGCCGAGGAAAACACCAACCGGCGTAGCCGAGTCAGTGCCGGTGTCCTTGCCAACAGTACCACCAGCAAGCAGCTTCACGACGTCACCGTAATAGATGGCAGTCGAAGAGTTGGTTGCGATGGGAAGCTGACGCGTGGAACCGGCAAAAACCTGACCGCCGATCAGATTGATCGGGATAAGCCCATAAGGGCTCGTAACGGAAGGATATGCCATAGTTAAGCTCCTAGCTTAGCGTTTGCCACTACCGAACGACGTCGTAGACCGCTTCTCACGGAAGAGAGGCATACGGCTGTCGCTCTCGCGCATGAAATTGTTGTCCACCGAGTCCATCTGGGCCTGATTTTTACGGGCAAAGTAATCTTTGCGCTGTTCCATCAGTTCCTTCGGGGCTTTGCAAAGCAACAATCCACCAACCTCGATATTGTCTTTGTAGCGGCTGTCGGGATCGGTCATATCGGCAAATTGCGGCTGCTCTTCAACTCGGACTGGTTCCCAACCTTCACGCTTTTTCGACATGAAGTTTTGACCGTCCGACTTTCCTACGGAAGCAACGCGAATCCAGCGATATACATAACCCGGCTGTTGATCCGGTTCCGGCAGCAACGAGGCAGGCTGCCAAACCTTCGGGCGTTCAGTCTGTTCACGTGTTTTACGAGGTGCACGGTCAGAAGAAATCTGGGCGTCCAACTCATCCAAAATATTGCGATCCGTCATCTTAAATCTCCTTTGCAACTTCCCGGGCATATTGCTCGGGGGTCAAACCCAGTTTTTTCGCAATCGAAAGCTGGGATGTGGTTAGCCTAATCTTCTTGGGGGATCGGCTGCGTGACGCTGGAGCGACGACGGTGGCAGGTTTGGTTTCACGTGCGACAGGCTTGGAGTCGCCACTAGCCACTTCATCATCCCCGAAATATTCGGGAAAACGGCGACGCATCGTCTTGTCGATGGTAGCCCAATATTCGTCGGTGCCTACAAATTGCGGGCCCCGTTCATTCTCCAGCTTCTGGTGAAGCCCGAGAGCAGATGCCGTCATCTCGGTGTCTGTTCCATACCAACTATTGCGCTCTTGCCACGCCATAGTCTTGGAATCAGGCCGTGGAATCTGGACCTGCGGTTGAGGTAGTTCTACCTCAGTTTCTTGAGGCTGTAAAGGCGCTCGGTAAGTATTAAGCTGCTGCACCTTGAACGATGCCTCAGTAAACTTGCGTTGGGCCTCTACGAGACGATCAGTATCGCCCGCTTCATGTGCGTCGCGGTATGCCCGCTCTGCCTCTTTAAGCTCATACTCTGCTTGCGTTTTATAGCTGTCGAGCAGGTACGTCTCACCTTGCGTCAGGTTAGACTTGAGCTTCTTATTTTCTTCGAGAAGACGCTGGGCCGCAGCAAGGGCTTCCTGCTGTTCGCGGAACGCACGTTCTTTCTCACGGCGCTCGTCGTGCCAGACTTTCTTCATCTGCTTGAGGCGGAGCTTTACCTTCTCCGAATATTCCTCAAGCTCATCAGCTTCGAGTTCTTCAACGATTTCCTTGGGCATGGGCTCACGCCCACGATCCTGTTCAGGAGTGTCGTCTTCGACCTCAATTTCAGGTTTTTCAGCTTCTGGCTCAGGAGCAGGGGTTGCGTCCTCGGTTTCGAACTCAAATTCAAAGTCATCGTCTGGCTGCGTAGCCATGGTTACATCTCCTTTTGTACGGGCAAGCCCGTTTTATTTGCGGCGGATGCCGCGAGGGTCTTCCACAACAGCTTCAACAGAGTCGTCGTTGATGATGCGGAACTCACGCCCGTGAATTTCCACGCGTGTCCCAGCGTTCGGACGGACGAGCACAAAGTCGCCTTCCTTGCACCAAGGACCTGAGGGGAACCGCTTCTCGTCACGGTAGGCATCAGGGCCCATCTTCACGACAAACAGCACGGTTGTGAGGAGTTCTTCCCGCTCGATGACGCTCTCGATCTTCAGAATGCCGCCCTCGGTCTCTTTCTCGATCTCAGGGATGGCACACAAAAGGCGATAACCTTGCGGGTCAGGAAGTTGTTTAGCCCGTTCCTCAATCGGAACCTCGGGCTCTTTGGGCTGCGCTGTGATGGGTCTGCCACCAATGTCAACGATACCCGGCGATGCGACACCTACAATCTCAGTCATCGTCTTGCTCCAGTTGCTGAGCGGTTTCGATAATAAAATCTTTCGCGGTCAACAGGCCACGATAACGGCCACAGGCGAATTTGTAGTCGCCAAGATCGTTAACTTTGCCCATCGCAAGGTCACGTTCAATGTCCTTGCACGCCTCGTCGATTTTCTGAGCTAAGTGTAAGAGTACTGTGCTCATTCATTCTCCTTAGGTTGCTGTGAGGAAACAGGGGGTTCTTCCTGCGCCCGCATGGTTTCGCGGGCGATTTCGACGCCGAGCCGCAGCCCAGCCTCTTCTTGCTTGGCGTCCAAGTTGTTCTTGTCCGTTGCAATCTTGGCCCCAACTTGGAGACCAGCGATTTCTTTTTGTGCAGCGATACGCTGTTCTTCGAGCTCGATGCGGTCTTGCTTTTCTGCCGCTTCGAAGACGAGTTTTTGTTTCTTGAGTTCCAACTCGCCTTGTTTGATCTGCAACTCCTGCATCTGCATCTGGACGATTGGGTCCTGCATCATCTGCTGGTTCTGCATCATTTGCTGTTCTGCCTGATCCTTCTGGAGAAGCTGCTGTGCAGCCACTGCGGCCAAGCGAGAAATCTGAATTTCCACGTCTTCCGTCATATCCGAATCTGGCGGAGGCAGCGGCACACCGGCCTGCTGCTCAATCTGACGACGATATTCAAACGCCAAGTGCTCTTGGATGTGAGCCGCCATGGCAGCCGCCATCTGCTGCGCCATCGGGTTTTGGCCGAGCACCTGCTGGATTTTGGGGTCCGCCATGAACGACATGTGGACAGCCATATGGGCTTCATGATCCTGATAAATGAACGCTTTCACGGGCTTGCCGTTGATGACGTCCATATTCTCGCTGATCGGGTCACGCGGCTTGCGGTCTTCATCATCCTTGAGCGGGACGAGCTTCTGAGCGTTCTTGATGCCCAAAACCTCAAGCATCTGGCGGTGCAGATACGGCATGTCGTAAATCTGCGGAGCGCCCTGCGCCAACTGGATAACTGCCTGATATTGCACGATTTTCTGTGCCATCGTGGCAGCGTTGGGGTCCGAAACCGGCAACACATCGACGTTGTCATAGTCCGATTTCTTGGCCTTACGGCTCCCTTCTTCCGGCTCGTACGAGTAGGAATCCGGCGTATACGCAGCAATAATGTGCTTGAGGAGCTTGAACTCCTGCTTCATCGCGTAATGGACGCGTGCCTGCACAGCCGACATCGACTTGAGGCTGCGTTCCAGAATAGCCAGCGTGGTGCCCACAGGGGCGTTTGCAGACATATCCGAGATTTGCAGGTCGGCCATACCCGCCATGCGGCGGCCTTCCTCCACGATGGTCCCTAAGAGGCTGTAGAGGACCTGTGACGGCTCCTTATAGGGCAACGGCATGATGTTATCACGCATCGTACCCGAGGCCACGTCTACATCGCGCCATTCGGCAGGGCTAATGGGCGTATCGTCACCCTTGACCCTCAGTCCCTTAGTTTTGAATCCGCCCGGGAGGTTAGATAGAGTACCAGCATCGACAAGCTGACGAATAAGGCTGGTGCCAGACTTAGCAAAAGCACCGATAAGGTGAATAAGGCCAAAAGCGTAGAAGCCAAAACCCGGAACATACGAATAATGGACGAAGTGGTTGCGCTTCTGCTTGAGTTTGTCATCGGGTTCCCAGTTCCGGCGGATTGCAAGGATTTCTTGGCTATTCTTCTCGATGGTCACGATGTACGGCAGCGCGATCCCATCATCGTCCTTGTCACGAAACTTGTCGTCCTCGATGATGAGGTCAACCTGCATTTCCAAGAGCTTGTAGCGGTCATCGGTAGACGCACGGAAACCCAGCTTTTCTGCAATTTTTTGCTCAACGTCGTCGAGCGTGCCGTCGGGTTCGGGCAGGTCGATGTCCAAATAGAACCCGTCTTTTTGTAATTTGCGTAGTTCGTTCGGGGTCTTCCGCATTACGTGTGTAACGCGCTCAGCCGTCTCGATGTTAGACGCGCCATAGGGCACAACCACGTCGTCAGCGGTGCAATACATCGCCACTTGGCGTCCGAGTGATGGGTCGTAGTACACCTTTTTGAACGCATTACCTGCAAGGCCCAACCCCCACAGCATACGCTCATGTTCCGGACGATATTCGATCATCACATCGGTCAACTGATAATTCATATCGTCCTGCACGCGAGCAGCCGCATCGCGCTTGGCAGGAGTCTCACGACCAATAATCTGCGTCCGCACAGGCCCTTGGGCTGGGAACGTCTCCATCATGGTTTCGGCTTGGAACTTAACAACAGCTTCCGTCAGCAGCGGGTGGTAGACACCGCAAGCGCCGGGCCACGGCTCGGTCCGGTCCTCGACCTTCATGCCTAACAACTCAAGGCCATCGACGTAGGTCTGAATCCAGTCACGGCGCGACGCAAGGTCATCGTCGAAGTCACCGATCAGATCGCCCGCAATCTCAGCCAACTGGCCCTGATCGAGAAGCTCGGCCAAGTTCTCGTTGAACTCGGAGTCCTCTTCTTCGCCCGGCTCAAGCTCAATCTCAAGCCCGTCCATGCGCAGCGTGACTTCTTCGGGGTCCTCGATCTCAATCTCAAGGTCCGGCTCCATGTTGATGCCGGGAACTGCGCCTGCTTCGAGGGTAGCGTCAAGGCCGAGAGGCGCTTGATTGATAGCTTTATCTACGGCCATTAGTAATATCCCTGTTGCCTACGGCTCTTAAAGTACACAATATCTTCTGGTTCGTCGAGATTTGTTGTAATATACCCACCCCGACGGAAGCGGTGCATAGCCATAGAGACGGTATCGACATAGTCATCATGAGAACCAGCGGGAAATTCAGCGACTTCATCAATCACTTCTTCCGCCCAGCGGGCAGGGGGAGCCCAGACCCTACCGGACGCGAAAATGTCAGCCACCGCATTGAGCCTGCTGATCTTATCGTTGCCCCTAGTGGGGGTAAATTCCTGCACTGGGATACCCATGGAGCGGAGTTCGTAGATGAGTGGCGCACCTGACGCCTTCTTTTCGATAATGATCGAGTCCGGGTCCCACTCTTTATAGTCCTCCAAGACCCATTGTTTGAGGTCTGGGAACTCAACACGGTCCCTGTAGGCGTTCAGGAGGATAATATTGGCCTGCGCCATCCCTGTAGAGTCTGGATGGTAGAACACTCCCCACGTGGTACATGCCGAATAGTCAGCGCGTGACGTCTTTTCGAAGGCCGTATCCCACGCTTGGAGGATAAAATCGCACGCAGGCGGCGTATCATTGGGCCATTCCTGCCACCATTCGCGTTTTACGATAGCCGCAGACTCAGAAACGGGGTTCTGCTGGTACTGCGCCATCCATTTTGAGTTGGGAACGTCGCGTTTGACCTTCTCAAGCTCTTCCATAGCCCAAAACTCAGGCCACAGAGGCTTATTCGAGGGCAAAATCGCCGGAAATTCGATGACTTCCCACTCACCAAGGCTGTCGTTGGACGCTGCATCCTTCAAAATCTGCCCTGTCAGGTCTCTTTTAGACCATCTGGTCATCACGATGACGATGGCACCCCCCGGCTGGAGACGCTGACGCGGCCCAGAGGTGTACCATTCGTAGGTTTTGTCGTAGATATCGGGGTTAACTTCAGCCAACGCCGCTTCTTGTTCGCTGTGCGGGTCGTCAATAATGAGCACATCAGCGCCCTTACCTGTCACCGCACCCCCGATACCGATAGCGAAGTAGTCCCCGCCCTTGGATGTGTTCCACCTACCGGCTGCTTTGCTGTCCGATGCAAGCGTTAGGTCCGGAAACAGCTTATGGTAGACCTCGGTATCAACCAAGTTACGCACTTTACGCCCGAAACCTACCGCCAGTTCAGCCGTGTGCGAGCACTGGATGATCTTTTTGTGCGGGAACTTGCCTAGGAACCATGCAGGCAGCAGATATGACGCGAACTCGCTCTTGGTATGACGCGGCGGCATATTAATAATCAGCCGCTTGCAGGTACCGTTTGCAACGCGCTCAAACGCATCCGCCATCTTGGCGTGGTGACGCCCAGCAATAAAGGTCGGCCAGACTTCTTTTACGAACGGCAGGAACTTATCCTGCGCCAACTGCGTTACACGTAGCTCGTGGAGCTTCTCCAACTCCGCCAGCAGCTTCTCCTGTTCCCGCGCCGATAGCTTAGGCAGGATAGCCGGGATGTCATCCAGCGATATATCGTCGAGGAGTTTCCTGTTTGGACGACCACGAGCCATTAGTCGTCGCTCTCCGGCTCTTCATTTTCTCCAATGTTTTCAACGTCTTCGTCGTCATCCTTCAGACGCTCTGGTATGTACGTACCAAGCTCATCGTCCAAGTCTTCGCTTGTCGTGGGCATGTCGATGGTCTGCGCATTCAGTAGGCGCTTCACTCGCTCCTTGATGGCAGCTTCCAGCGCATCGGGCGACTTATAGTTGATCGTAATTTCGCTACGTTCCGTAAACAGCGCGATGTCCGAGTGCTTACCCAGAAGCTCCAGTGCCCGGATTTCAAACTTAGTGTCACCACAATTGGCAATTTCCAGCAGCTTATTGGTCAGTGCTGCGCGCACTTCCATCACATCGTGCGCCAGATTGTGTCCGTAGTTCTTAATGAACGCCGAGGCTGCCATGGCAGCGGGATATGACTTCAGCGCGTCCTTGTTCTTATTTTTGATCGCGGAGTCAATCAGGGCTTTTTCCTTGGCGATGGTCTTCTCATCGACCTCCAAG